ACTAAAACTCACGAAGGAGGAATAGCATATGAAAAAAGAAGAACATAAATCTTCCCGTGCGAGCCAAACAAGAGCTAAAGAAAAACGTAAGATAGTTTGGACTCCACCATCGTACTTAGATACACCCAACGCTCCAACTGGATTCAGACACAGATGGGTCAGGGTAGAAATCATGGGGTACGTCGACACGAAAAACATACAAGGACGCTTAAGATCCGGGTATGAATTAGTAAGAGCCGACGAATATCCAGAAGATGACTACCCAGCAATACCAGACGGAAAGTATGCAGGGGTGATCGGGCACGGAGGCCTTGTGCTAACAAGGGTGCCGGAAGAAATCGCGCAAGCAAGATCTGACTATATGGCCAAATTAGGCCGAGAACAGATCGAGGCAGTTGATAACGATTTACTGAAGGAACAGCATAAGAGTATGCCTATCAATATTGATAGACAGTCTCGTACAACCTTCGGTGGTACAAAGAAGTAGAGTTTTACTTCTCGGGTTAATCCCTACCAACGAATTTTTATTAACCGTAAATTACGAAAGTAATTTGCATAAGGAGAACTAACATGGCAAACCAAGACGCACCATTTGGCTTTAAAGCTATTGGCGGCATGGGATCTAGCTATGAAACGCAAGGTACTTCTAAGTACCAAATCGCAGACAATTCAACGTCAGCGATTTACCAAGGTGATCTTTGCATGATGGGGAATCATAACAGTTCCGCAACAGATGCAAACAGTAACGCAGTTGCAGTGGGATACATTTCTGTTTCCCCTCCAGCTGAAGATACTTTAAACTTTGGTGTTTTCAATGGCTGTTTCTATACAGACCCAACGACTGCTAAGCCTACATGGAAAGCCTATTATCCAGGAGCGGTAAATATCACTACTGGAACAATAGACGCGTATTGTTATACCAACCCTCAACAATTGTATGAGGTACAAACCGCTGGAACTCTAACTCAAGCAGCTGCAGGGTGTCTAATTGACACTCACACGTATGCTGCGGGGTCAACTTTGTCTGGTCAGTCAAATGAAGAAATTTCGACTGCAGTGACAGGGTCAGGAGCAACTGGTCAATGGAGAATTATCCGTTTATCAGAAGATCCAGATAACAGCGATACAGGTTCTGCGAACAGCAACTGGGTAGTTAGATTGAATGAATCAATTTACTACAACGGGGCGGTTCTAACATAATAGGAGCATAGACAATGGCAATATCACGTAATCAGCTAGTCAAAGAACTAGAACCAGGTCTGAATGCACTATTTGGACTTGAATATAAACAATACGAAAATCAGTCGGCTGAAATATACACGACTGAATCATCTGACCGTGCTTTTGAAGAAGAAGTAATGTTGTCAGGTTTCGCAAACGCACAAGTAAAACCCGAAGGACAAGGGGTTTCTTATGACGATGCGCAAGAAACTTTCACAGCAAGATATACGAACGAGACAATTGCTCTCGCTTTCGCAATCACTGAGGAAGCTATTGAAGATAACCTGTATGACAGACTTGCTTCTAGATACACAAAAGCATTAGCAAGATCGATGGCAAACACTAAACAAGTGAAAGCTGCTGTCCCTTTGAATCAAGGATTACCTACTACAGATAATTTTGATTCTGGAGACGCTGTTTCATTGTTTAACACTGCACACCCAACGATAGCGGGTTCTTTCCAGAACACGTTAACTACGCAAGCGGATTTAAACGAAACATCATTAGAGCAAGCATTGATTGACATTGCTGCACTAACTGATGAAAGAGGTTTAAAAATTGCTGCAAAAGGTGTGAAGATGATTGTTCCATCTGCTAATCAGTTTACTGCTGAAAGATTGATGAAATCTGAAGGTAGAACTGCAACGGCTGATAATGATATCAACGCAGTTAAATCAATGGGTATGATTCCTCAAGGATACAGAGTGAACAACTACCTAACTGATTCTGACTCTTGGTACATAATCACAGATGTGCCTAATGGTATGAAGCATTTCGAAAGATCCCCACTTACAACTAAGATGGAAGGAGATTTCGATACTGGCAACGTTAGATACAAAGCTAGAGAAAGATACGTTTTTGGCGTATCAGACCCTAGAGGTATCTTCGGTGTTGAAGGTGCTTAATACTTAAGCAAAAAATTAGAAATGAGGCGGCCTCAAAACTGCCTCATTTCGACTATAAAGATAGAAATTAGACTTATGAAAAACTTCCACGTACAAATCAGATATAATGGGTATTATGCGTCCTTTGATGTTAAAGCTAAGGAAGACTCTGTTGAATCTATAGAGAATTCTATCCTTGACAAACTAGGAAAAAATGAGGTAATATTCGATACTGATGGATTTACTAGCAAAACTGGTAAATGGATAACCTATGAGGAGGTTAGTGATGACCGAAGACCTATACAATACGAAACGGTCCTTGGAACTCGAGTGGCAAAAGGAGCACCTGAAATCAGGGAAGGTCAATCTTAAGATGATTGAAATTAACCGAGAAATTCAGGAAGTTATCAGAAATATAATTGCTCGAGAAGAACACGCAGCTCACTCAGAAAATAGAGTAAGCGACGCCAAGCCCGAAGTTTCGATAGCCACTTAAGCGCTATCACCAAAATCAACTTTTCACTACAATATCTTGCGCTCTACTCAAAAGTAAGCTATAAAAATATTAGTATACAATTAAACATAGAACGTAAACGAGTATACTCGACGGCCTAGAGATTACGTTCGTTAACTAGGAGGATTATAATTATGGCAACAACTACATTTTCCGGACCAATAAAAGCCGGAACAGTAAGAGAAGGAGCAGCAGCTAATTTAGGTTTTGTGACGATGTCACAATCAGCAGCAATTACTGAACTTGCTGCTAGTACAGCTAGCTCTATTATCATTCCAGCAAACAGCCAAATCATAAATATGTATGTTTTGGTACAGACTGCTTGGGATGGTGGAACTAACACAATTGATGTTGGTACATCTGCAGATCCTGATCTGTATTGCGATGGCTTACCAGCTACTGCCTTGGGAAACCATAGAGTAACTGCAACTTACACTGGAACAGAAGCAAATTGGAAAGACGTTGGTACATCTGACGTGACTGTCTATTATGACTCTGTTGCCGGCGGTAACGGTGTTGGTGTTTTGACTGTTGAATACCTTCAAAACAGAAACTTAAGCTAATAAAATAATGTGAGCTCCTTCGGGAGCTCACGACTAAGGAGAAAATATGAGCACATATCCAGTGGATATAAAAACAAAAAACATTACGTCAACTGCTACGACGACTGTGTTTAATGGTCCAGCAAGAGTTTTAGGAGTGTCATGGACGCAACCATCTAATGTTGGTGCAGGAACAATAACAGTTAATGATGATACAACAGCAGTATGGGTCATTCATGTTCCAGCTTCAAATGTTACAGATCATAAAGCTCCTGTTTATGGAAACATAATGTTACCAGGAACGGGAATTAAGGTTAACACAAGTTTAAAAGTAACGAACGCAGTAACAACACACGTAACCGTTTTCTATGGGTAGGGTTAGATGGCTAACACTACTTCTCAGTCTTATACTTTTGACAAGACTCTTCCAATTGAAGAAATTGTAGAAGAATCTTACGAACGTATTGGTCTTCAAAACGTTAGTGGTTATCAATTAAAAACTGCTAAACGATCGTTAAATATTTTATTTTCAGAATGGGCCAACAGAGGTTTACATTATTGGGAAGTTGCCAATAACAATATTACTTTAGTTGATGGTCAAGCAACCTACACAATGTACAGATCTACAGGAGATGGTACTTCTGATGCTACGGCTGTGTATGGTGTAGACAATGTTCTAGAAGCTAATTACAGAATCACTTCTACAAATGTAGATACTCCAATGACTGCTATCAGCAGATCTCAATATCAAGGTTTTTCTAATAAGACTTCTAAAGGAATTCCTACTCAATATTTTGTAGAAAGATTTATTGATAAAACAACTATCACTTTGTACTTAACACCTGGTGCAGCAGAAGATGGAAATAAAATAAATTATTATTATGTAAAAAGAATTCAAGATGTAGGAGCTTACACAAATGCAACTGATGTTCCATTTAGATTTGTTCCATGTATGTGTGCAGGATTAGCTTATTATCTATCACAAAAAAATGCTCCTCAAAGAACACAAGAATTAAAATTATTATATGAGGATGAATTGGCTAGAGCCGTAAAAGAGGACGCTGATATTACAAGTACATATATTGCGCCTAAGGTATACTATCCTAACGCTTAATTATGACTACATTTTCACAAGGTAGATTTGCACTGATGGTTTCAGATAGATCTGGATTAGCATTTCCTTATCAAGAAATGGTAAGAGAATGGAATGGTGCATGGGTTCATTATACGGAGTTTGAACCTAAATCTCCTCAGTTAAGTCCTAAACCAACAGGGGCAGATCC